CTCGGGCAGTCATCACCTATGCGCCACTGATAGATAGTTTGATCTGGCTTTGCAGGCAGCACCATGCACCGCCCCTCATCGTCAGCCTGTTTGAGTGTGCGGAGGCGGTCAATGGGGCCGAGCTCCTTGTAAGCGTTGAGTTCATGCAGAGCGCAAGCGATTTTTGCCATATCCACGGCAGAGAGGATTTCCTCCGGCTCCAGCCCCGTGCCCTCGTAGGCTGCGAGGCGGTCAACGGCTTCTCCGCTGTATTCGGTGTCGCCAATTTTGAGCCGCCATTTCCCACCGTCAAAGTATGTCAGCCGTTCCATGTCAGTCTTCCCCCCATGCTCTGCCAATCATTTTATCCAGACCATTTGCAGCCTCAATCGCCGCACCCCGTTCCCGCTTCACCTGTTCCAGCTCGGCCCGCAGCTTCTTGTTTTCGGCCTGGAGTGCGGAGAGAGCAGTGGCGGCGTCAAGCGCAACACCTCTTTTCAGGTCCTTCCCTTCAAAATATCTGTTCAGCCGCTCAATCAGCTTCTCAATGTCCATCAGGTGTCCTCCTCTCCCTCCGGCTCATCCAGCGGCTCATAAAACGCGCAATGAGCCATGTTCCCCTCTCCGGCAACGGCACAAATATCTCCATCCAGGTCAAACACCCGGGAGATATTCACATATTTCAGACTGCACCCAAAGCACGGGCTTCCATTCTTTTTCCGCCACTTCCGCAGAGGGCGCTTAGAGCGGTGTTTGCAGATCATAGAGCATATCAGGTCAGCCATAGCAATGCTCCTCTCCCTCCGGCGGGCGGCGGTAGGCAAGCCAGTTCTCGCCGTATCTGTAATCCTCGATATGCTTTGCATAAAACGGATCAAGGATATTCCAATGTGGCGGGGAGCTTTCTTCCCGTAACCCAACATGCCAATACGGTTGTCCTCCCATCTCCCGCAGCTGCTCGATGGTCAGCGGCTCGTTCGGCGGGGTGAGGGTGGGCATAGAGCGTACCTTGTCCAGGAATACCTCCCCGATCTGCACGGTTGCTGGATGGCACGCTTGGTCAATTATCTTTTCGCACCATCTTTTAAGTGCGTCTCCGTCAATCGCCCTTGCCATTTTCCAGCGCCCCCTCAGTCGCAATCGTCTCAATTACCGGAACGACCTCAAAATCTCTGTCCCATGAAGAACAGCCGCTTCTGGCTTGTGCTTCGGAGCGATATGTCTTGACAGAAACATCTTTCACTTCTGTAATCGGGCGGAAACTGAAATGTTTGGAAAGCCCACACCAAACCTCAGTTCGGTTCCTTCGCATAACTACATACCGTCTGCGCTCAATCCGCATCGTTCAGCGCCTCCCCTTTTCCACTCTGTAAATACAGGCACTTTTCCCATCCTCCCGCTTCGTCTGCATACTTACAGGATTCAGCTATACACCGTTTCCCCTGATAGTCAGGGTGTCCACACGCTTTCGGCCAATCAGGGTAAAATACACTGTTTAGCCCAAGAATGGTAGAGAGGTCAGGGCCACAGAACTTCGGCGTAGTCAACCGCTTAAAATGCTCTCGAACTCCTACCGGGATTTCCTCGAATTTTTCAAATTCCTCAACCATCCCAGTATCAGTATGCTTCAATGTGTATGCGGTTTTCGTCCCGTTGGTAAAATATCTGCAATCAATGCTCATTTGTTATTTCCTCCATATTGTTAATTTTCTCCATCACCATCTCCACGGCCTCGTCCGTCAGCGGGCGGGAACAATGCGGGCAAAAACTGATTTTCTGTGGCTTACAGTGCCCTGTTTTCAATTCCCCGTTCAGGATGCTGTATGCCCCAAATTTTTGCACATATCCCTCAGAATCTGGCTTGCAATAAGGACACCCCGGAAACACCTTCTCCACCTGCTCCCGGCTGACGGGGCGGAGGGCGGTGAGGATAGTGTCCAATACAAGCTTGAACGACACAGCCATACCAGCCGCTATAAACGAACCTTGACCCTCGTATTCATCGGTCAGTTCTTTAAGGCTATCATTCAAAATTTTAGCTTTTGCGATTGCTTCTTCCAGCTTCATAGTTGGGCCTCCCTTTCCATCTTCTCCCTGATGGCTGACAGGATGAAATCCCGGTTCAGCACATACAGGTCCGTAATTCCGTGCTCCTTGCACATCTTGATGATCTCGTCCATGATGTAGTTTTTGATATCTTCTTTCCAGAGGACAACCGCCTGTATCGTTGCAGAGGCCACGGTGTTTCCATCCTCGTCTGTTCTGACTTGCAAGGCTGGGCCCCCAATGTCAACATATTCTCCCGGGTTCTTCATTCCAGATCCTCCAGCATCTCCATCTTAGGCTGAAACACAACCACCATTGACGGGAACGGAGCACTGTTTTTCGTTCCTCCAAATTTCAGCCTCCCACGCACAAAACGGATCTCCGCCCGCCCAAGTATGTAGTCGTGAAACCACCTCGTATCTGTTCTCGCTGGGAGAAGCATTACAACGGTATTCCCAGCAGCGCAAGCAAATAGCCCACGCCTTACCCATTGTCCAATATTACGGCCATAGGGAGGATTACACCACACAACGCCCGTCCAGGGCTGGGAGAGTCCGTCCTGCTCCGGGGTGTAGTACCGGGCGCACTTCGCGTTTTCCGACAGGGCGCAGGCGTCCAACGTAAAATGAAACTCGGCGTCCAGTGCGTCAAAAAACTCCTGCGGTGTCTCCCATAAATCCGTTTTGCTCGAAAACATTACATCAGTGTTCATCCAGCATCTCCATTTCCTCCGCGCTCAGAATCGGCGCGCGGGTGTTCCAGGCGAGGCGGGCTTCGTGTTCCGTCTTATACCATCCGCTGTTCGTAAAACATTTCATGCAGATCACATTTCTGCGGACATTTGGCTGATAGTAACGTTCGTTCCGCACCCTTGCCTGTCCTCTGCACATAGGGCACGGCAGCAGCACCCCCGCATCCGTCAGCCGCTTGGCCGCCTCTTGATCGCCCAGCAGGGCGCGTTTTTCGTCGCTCAAAACCATCTATAGTTCAGCTCCTCATTTAGCATTGACCATCGGAAAATTTTATCGTCTTGGTAGATCAGCCCATCGTCCTCCATCTGGAAGCGCCGGTCAAAGTCGTGTACGGTATGGCCGTCCGCCTTGAACGTCACCGGGCTGTCACTGTCCCATTTCAGCATGAGCGCCCACAGCTCCGGGTAGTTCCTGCGGAGTAGCCGAAGCTGCCCCACGCTCTGATTATGGCAGAACCAGCAGCCTCCCCTCGTGGCTGTTGTGTAGATTGGAGACAGTAGGTCTTGGCCCTCGCACCAGCAGCGGCAATCAGCTTCCGTCCAGCCCGCCTCTACAAGAGGACTTCTCTTTTTGTCAGATAGGCTGTGAAAGCGGTTCGGCTCGTCGACGGCGATGCCCAAGTATATGATATTGCCCTTTGTCTCGACCTTATCTAGCCCCGGCATTTTCACGTCGCTGTTACAGTAAGGCCCACTAGGGAACGGCCATCCGTAGATTTCTCCCGGCCGCTTGTTCCCTCCCAATACCCGGTAAAATGCTTGCTCGTATGTAAGCCGCCCTCGGACATGCTCCACCTCAATCCCCCACCGCTCCCGGATAATCTTGTCCGCCTTTTCCTTAAATTCCACCATCGGCGGAAGATCGGCTGGGATGGTGTCGGTGGCCCATACTTCTGCGTGGACGATGCGGTCAAGGGGCCAGCTCAGCTGTTCGATGGCCCCTAAACATGCGAGACTATCTTTTCCGTAAGATAGGGATAAAATATATTCCATAGGCGTTCCTCCACGTCTGGAGGTGGCCGGCCTTTAAAACGTTGCCTCCTATGGTTTTATTTAAAATTTGGGCAGCTCTCGATGGCGTATGTAGTCACCCAATGCTTTACACCGCCCTGGCATCTGCCGACAACAAACGTCCGTTTCTTGGCCGTCCAGCCCGGTACTGGCTTTTCCTCACGCAGCCAGGGACACTGGCTGATCGGACAGCAGCAATCCATGCAGGGGTTGGCTGAATACCGCCGGATGGGGACCAGATATTGTTCAAGTTCGCCCATAGGGCCTTACCTCCACCTGTATGCTATCGTTTTCCCAAAATTCGTGAGAAACTTTCCGCACCCATTCCCGGTTGTCGTCCGGCAGTATGTAGCCTTTCATGGCGTCTAAAAATGCCTTGCCCATGGCGGCGTGATTGTCCACGTCCAGGCCATCGTTCCAGCGAAAAATGACTTCGACAGGGCCTTTGACGAACTGTTTTCGGATATGTGCCTTTTTCATGGACCACAGCGCCAGAGAGTGGAGTTCTTCTGCGTCCCGCTTCCGCTGCGACCAATGTTTCCCGGCATAATACGCATTCAGGCCAAACCGCTTGTTCCAGGCCGCTTTTCCCCTTTTGGTGGGCGGATACGGAATTTCAAAAATCAAATCCCCATCCTCCTTGCCAGCTCTTTCAGGGCTGCCTCGTATTCGTCCGGCGGCAATCCCTGGAGCTTTTTCTTCTCCCGCTCATAGGCGGTCCAGTCAGCGTTCCCAGCCGTAGACTCCATCGCTTTCTCCCTTCTTTGTGTACCGGCGGCACCGGGCGTCATAGACCAGCTGTATGTTGGCTGTGGAGCCGTAGGACCGGTTCTTTAGGATGCTCAGCCCGGCGTCATACCCATAGGCCGCGATATCCTTTTCTTCCATCCGTTCCAGCGAAAAGGCGTTGTCCGCCCGGTTTGTGATGTCCGCCGACCCGCCGATGTCGTCCGCGGTCAGCAGCTTCTTTTTGTCGTTGTCGCCCTTCCGGGGGTGTGCTACCAGATGCACGTGCACCTCGTTTTTCTTGGCGAACTCCACCAGCCGCCCCGTGAACCGGCTCTGCGCCCGATAGAAGTCCTTGTCGCTCTGGTCGCTGAATCGGGCGGTCATCAGATTGTCCACAAGGAATACACAGCAGCCGAACCGGCGAACAGCATACTCGAACACGGAAATGATACTGTCCTCGTCCCCAGCACCAGCCACCCGGTTGTCGTACAGGAAAAACTTTCCCTTCCACCAACCGTCGATCCGGTCCGCGATCTCCTTCGGCGTGTAGTAATACAGCTTCCCGGACACCGGGTCCCGCTTCGGCTCGATATGCCCGGCCCCGGCGGCCTGCAGCATAGCCCACTGCTTGAAGCGCCAGGCCGACAGCTCCCCGGAGTAGGCGCAGACCGGGAAGCCCTGGTCGATGGCGTTTAGAAGCAGCTGGGACAGCAGCGTGGACTTGCCGCTGCCGCGCTTTCCAGTCCACACGGACAGCTCCGATGGGGCAAAGCCTCCGATGGACTGGTCCAGTGCTTTTAGACCGGACATGACGGCGACGGATGCGCCGGGGTCCCTCCGCTCCACGTCCGCCAGGTCCAGCAGGCCGTCCATGGGCTGTTCCACGGCGCCCAGCAACAGATGATCCACGGCCTTTCTCCCGCCGGAAGCCAGCACGTCCCGGATACGGGAACATTTCCCGAAGGCCCCTTCCTTCGGCAGCAGCACGGCCACAGATGGCGTGTATTCTTTGAGGGCGTCCGCCACGGCTTCCGCCGTATCACGGTCGGACAGAGCCAGAAACACAGATGGGAAGGCACTCAGAAACGGCTCCGCATCCCGGAAGTTCTCAAAGCCCGCTCCGTAGGCAAGGCAAACGGCGTTCTGGTTGTCCAGGGCTGTCACATCCTGGGCGTCCGCCACAAACCACAACGCTTTCCGCGTGTCCATGGCGGTCTCATCGTAGAGCAGCCAGGCGGAGACATCAGGTAAACTTGGCATACGGGTCCTCCTCCCCGGCCAATGGTTCGTCATCCCAGCAACCGCCATCCAGCCACTTTGACGGGCTTGGAAAATACCTTGCGTTCTCCCCGGAATACTGCGGCCACAGCTTTTGCTGTTTCACAGCCTCCAGAATCCGCTTTACCTTCCCTTCATCCGGGTCTACCCGCTTCCAAGCGTCAAAAGCGTCTTTCTTGGCTGACTTTTTGGGATAAACATCCCAAAACTGGTCAAACCCCCAATAGTTTTTGGCAGCCCCTTCCGTTGCAGAGGGGGTAGGGGGTATATAACTATCGTTCTGATTCTCTTCCTCTCTCTCTACCTCACCCTCTACCTCTATCTCTCCCTCTATATTGCTTTCCGTTTGCTTCCGGTTTGCTTTCGGTTTGCTTCCGCCTCGCTTCCCGTTTGCTGCCTTTTTGCTTGCTTTGTCAAGTATCGGTTTTACAAGCAAAAAGGAAGCGGATGCCTGTCCTGTTAATGGCTTGCTTTCTCCCTCGAACACATAAGTACAAATCGCCGTCACAAAGGGAAGCTGGTCCTTCTTCGGAAGCACTTTTAACGCCTCCCAGAAGCTGCGGTAAAAGGTAAATTGGTCACGTTCCAAGCAGTTCACCCGCCTTTTCCCTGGTGCTGATGCAGGAAAATATATTGACTATTCGGCCCCATCTGCTGGTATAGCCATTCCTCAGCTTGCTCCTTGCTCAAATGGTTCTGTGCGGCGGCCCACTCATAGGAGAACTCTCCGGCGGCTCGCTTGGCCTCCATACGGGCCTCCAGATCGGCTCTTGTGTGGTTCGCCTCTATCATGTAGAGGTCGTAACTCTTGGCCTCAATGCCCTCCAGCGTGCCGGTGTCCGTGGCGTAGAAAAGGTGTTCTTTCCCATCGAAGATGTGCCATGCGCAGTTCGGAACGTTGTGAGGAATGAACTCCGGCCGTACAACAGCCAAACCTTTGTATAAAGCTGCATCATCTGAGTTGTATGGGGATATCACATCAACTCGGCGCTTGTCCACCCCGGCCTCCAGCAGCGGCCCGACCATCCACTCGCAGCACCCCCATCGGAGGGCGGGGCGCTCTTTTGAAAGTGCCCGCGCCGTCCGGGGGTTAAAATGGTCGCTGTGGATGTGGGTCAGTAAAACCAGCCGCAGGTCTTTCTTGACCGGTTCCAGGGCCTTGAAGGGTACGCCGCAGTCAATCAGAATTCGGCCGTTAATCACCACGGCGTTCCCCTTAGAGCCGGTGGAGATGATGTTATAGGTCATCGAGGTTTACCTGTTCATTGCCGCCGTCTCCAGTCGCGCTATCAGCATTGCTCTCGGAACCTGATTTCTCCGGCTTAACAGAGGAGGCAATGGACATATCGAAATACTGTTCGACACTGGCCGAACCATCCCGGATAGCGTTGTAGACATTCTTGAGGCGAATAACACTTTGCTGCGAGAACGCTTCTTTCTTGCAGCCGATGTAAGCTTCCAGCATCTCCGCTGTCACGCCGTACTGCTCCTGAAAGTTCTTCACAAGCGCTCTCACCATGTCCACCAGCGGCATCTTCGCATTTCCAGTGAGAGTCACATTGCACTGGCCGACTGCTGCATCAACCACATCGCCGGGAATGACCGAGAGGATGCAGGCGCGTTCGCGGCGGGCAGCTTGATTGGCTACCATCTCATAGATATCTCGGGGGTCCGTGAGGGGATAGGCCCCCCTCTTTGTCTCTCGAATATGCGGAACGTCGAATACCTTTGTTTCCCGGTAGTTGGTCTCCAAATCCCAGCAGTATGCCATAACGGTGGATTTCTTTGCTGTCTGCTCCAGTACCTTGAAACCGGCATCTACATTTCCCCAGCCTCTTGCCAGGGTACGGGCCAGATGGATAGATGGTCCGGTGATGACCTGTCCTCCGCGCGGATATTCGTACATGGCCTTCTCCGCAAGACTGGTGCGCTGGCAATCTTGCAGGATTCGGTTGTAGGCGGCGACTTCGTCACGGGGGAACTTCTTGGCGGCAATCATAGCCACTTGGACCTCCTGCGCCTCCCGACTGGCCGCCATTTCCGCCCCAACAGGGCGGGCCACGTTGTTCTTCCCCTCAAACTCTGCGATAGCTGCAGTATTCTTGGTCTCGTTACTCATAGCGGATGCCCTCCTGAATCATAAAATCTTTCAGCTTTTTCAGCTGCGTTTTGGTGGCAACGACGGAGAAGGAACAACGGTAGACCTTCTCAGACTCCACAGGAGGCTCTGTGACCGGAGGCGCAGCGGCCTCCACTTTCGCCACTGCCTCAGCCTCCCGCGCTCTCTGCTCCTCTCGGAGCGCCTGGGCCTCCTTCTCCGCCTCAATGCGCCGGTGCCGCTCCTGCAC